CGTGCCAAGGTCGTTGTTGGACACATTGCTGGAGAAGGCTGGCTCGCCCGCAGCACCAACAACATGCCAGGTGTCCATTACAATCGCACCGCCACCACCGCCACCACTGACAGTGCCAGAGACAGCGTCCAAGCGTCGGAAGCGCTCCTCATAGTCGGCGTTACGGAAGGCGTTGTGCAGCCCGTCTCTGCGCTGGGTGACGGTCACGGTGCCACCTGAAGCTGGCCAAGCTGCTCGTTGCCGTCGTCATCGATGTTGACAGTGACGCCAAAGCTGCGCACCGTCTGGCGGGTGATGACGCCACGCTTGTCGCTGACCGCCGACAGTCTGAACTGATCGCCCACCGGGTCATAGTCCACGAACGGCTCGGGCACCGCGTTCGGCAGCACGCCGATGTCACCGACATACGGGAACGGCGTGATTCCGTAAGTGATCTTGCCATTCTTGCGGACGATGATCTCGGCCCCGGAGTTGGCAAGCAGAATGCTGACGTTGCCAACATCGGACAGCGCTGCCGTCTCCTCCAGCAAGCCCACTGTCGCCATACTTGACGTATCGTCCTTGTACTGCGCCGTGGTTCCCGACGTGCCGGTTGTCAGAAAGTAGTTGGCCATCTGGTCGGAATCGATGCTGCGCTCGAAGGCACCGAGGTTGTTCGGTCCCCAGCGGAACGCCACGATCACCGTCGGCCGGTCGGTGCAGCGCTTGCGGTAGCAATAGACCAGACGAGTCTTCGGGTCCAGCCACCAGTCGCAGCCGTACTCGATCCCAGACACGTCATCATAGATGGTATTCGCCTTGGTGTACTTCGGCCGGTTGAGCGTGATCGGCGCGTTGATCGGTGCAACGTCACGGCCCTGATACGCCGTCGCGCCACCAGGACCCTCGTTCGGCAGCGTGCCGCCCCATGCCATCCACGTCGGCGTTGCTGGAGTGGACCCAGCCACCACTGGAACCGCGTAGCCATCCGGGGCGGTGGTCAGGTTCATCTCGGCCAGCACGTCCTGGAGGATCGCCGCGTCATCGACCGCTGTCCACACCTTGTCACGTCGCAACATGCGCTTGCCCAGTCGTGACGCCCAGCCGACGCAACTGACAGCCATGGTGTCTTCGGTCCAGTTCTCGCTGATCGCCAGCACGTTGCCCGACCAGATCCAGTCCCAGATGTCGCCCATGTTGCCAGCAGTACGCCAGGCCAGCGTGGAGCGCCAGTTGTAGCGCTCGAAGCTGACGCAGGTCGAGTATGGCTGGATCAAGTCTGCGTAGTCAGTTGACATCGGATGATTGAACGACCCCGAGCCAGGCTTGTTCAGGATCAGTCCCAGACTGCGCGAACGCGCCTGCGTCAACTCACCGATCTTGGAGAGATCTTTGGAGTACCGCAGGTTGACGCGCCATTTCGCCATCTCGGTTGTCTACATCCATGTGTCTTGGAAGTAGGTCACCATGTCCCAGCCCGGTGACAAGGCGCTTGCGTTGAGGTCGATGTTGTTGACGACTCCGTTGGGCGAGATGAAGATCCACTGTGAGGTGTCATCGAGGTAGCTGATCCGGTTGGCACCGTCACTGAGCCGGTACAGGCGCTTGCTGTAGCCCTTGTGCTCCAGCACCCACGTCTCCCCTGCCGGGATCGTGGCGTTGATCTTGGCCATCTGGCCAGTGGCCTCGTTGGTGATGACGGGGTTCGTCATCGGCCCTACCAACTCGAACCGCGTCTGCGCCGGGAAGTTGCCAGCATTCTTGACAGCAGCCGCCGTGGTGTTGTAGCTGCCTGTCTCGAAGCGGAAGTCATCGATGCTGCACTGCATCATGCTCGGCACCCAGTAGATCCCGAACTCGCCCTTGACGCCGGTGCCGAACTTGGCGATGTCAGCCCCCGTCAGCGTGTAGGTCGTCGTCTGCTGCGGCGTGGCCGGTCCCATGCCTGGATCGACCACGAAGCGGTCAATCTTGATGACGTTTCCGGTCATCGTGACGCGGAACCAGTAGTTTGTAGCCTTGGCCATTGCCATGGCGCTACTGGACCACAGCGTGCTCTGCACGCCGTTGACACACTTGTCAACGTTCAAGACATCATTGGAGCCATCGAAGTGCGACTGGTAGCAGGCAATCCAGTTGCTCTTGTCAAGCAACTTGATGACGATCCCAGAGGTGTAGTTCGTGTACGACGGGTCGATCTCGATTCGTTGCTTGATCTGCGCTGTCAGATCCGGGTTGTTGTACGTCTTCCCTTGCAGGGTGGCGACAACCGGGATCGGCGTCTGTACGCCGGACAGGTATGGCCGGGGGGCCAGTGGGCGCAGCGTGTTGTTGAGCACCTGAACGCTGCCTGCACCGCTGTAGAACTTCCAGCCCTGTGGCTCGGCCAACGACTGATAGCGCCACTCGTCAAACGCCATGCCATACGCCGTGAACTGAATGCCGAGGCCGATTCGAGAAGCAGGCGTCAAGAACATTGCCACTTCATCGGATGTCAAGTCGTAGTACCAGGCCCCATACACCGTGTACTCGGCTGTGAGGCCGGTGATGTCATTGGTCTGGATGATCTCGCAGATGATCTTCCCCTGCTTGAGCACACCCCGTAGCCAGTAGTTTTGGCCAGCGTTCCAGGCGAACGTGTTGCCCGAGTCCACCAAGCGCGTTTCAACACCCCTGACACGCTTCGTGATGACAGCGTGGCCATCACTCTCAATGCCTACGAATAGCTGGTTGTCGAAATCGATGTAGCTCATCACCAGCCGCATCGTATCCGTGTCATTGGTCGTGGCCGGATAGCTGCTGGGGATCTTGACCTTGACCGCGTTCCAGACATCGGTGTACGAGCGCGGCGTCAAGTAGAGCTTGTAGCTGTTGAGGATGGACTCGCCGCCATCCTTGTTGGCACTGTTGGTTGGCTGCGCCCACGGCGAGCGCCAGTCGAAGTACGTCGGCAACGTGTCGCTATGGGTGCCAAACGTCATGTCGGCATCGAGCATATCGCCAAGCTGAGGGTTGAGCACCAGCACGAAGATGCGAACTGAGTAGGCATTGTTCGGCGCGTAGATCCCCTCTAGCGGAACCCGCGTCCAGTCGCCACCCAACACCACATCGGGCGATGTCGCCCAGGAGATCAACGTATCGTTCTTGTCGTACCAGTCAACTTCCAGTGCCACTGCCCTTGACGCTCCGCCAGGTATCCGCGCCATGGCCGAGAACGAGTGCTTGTCGCCAGGGAAGTTGAGCCAGGACTTTGCGTACAGCCCCATGCTGGCGAACTGACCCGAGTTGCCAGTGTAGGTCGCCCGATAGAACGCATCGCTGTCAGCGCCACCAGTGGCAACTTGAGCGACAGTAGCGTTGAGGCCGGTGCGATAAGTGCCAGCCCGCGACGACGGATCGAAGACGAAGTTGCGTTGGCCCAGCGGCCCCAGCGTTGTGCTGAAGTTGGGCTTGGACGTGTCTCCCCAGTGATACTCCACGCTGGGGTAGCGCTTGACTGGGAGAGCTTGCAGGATGTCCGGATCGGCGTAGCGCCCATAGAACCAACCTGACCTGAGCATTGTCAGTGAGAGGTTCATCCACGTACCGTCGGCCCAGTACGAGAAGCGCGGTCGCTTGTAGTGGAACCTAACCGACACCCTAGCTGTGTTGGCAGGCAAGGTGACAAACCAGATCACGCGCTGCCAGCTTGCCGTGAGTGAGTAGTCTCCGCTCGTCACCGTAGACAGGTAGGCGTTGCTGCTGTTGTAGCACAGAATCTCGATGTAGAACCGGGCATCGGCTGGCGGGGCCGCTTCAGTCCTGTAGTACGCAGAGACAGTGTAGTTGCCAGGAGTGGCAAAGTTGCCGTTGGGGACAGGAGCGCCACCGAAGTAGGCATCGTCCTGTTGCTGTCCAGCCTGCACAGAATCGATCTTGCCACGGCCCCACGTCAGGCAGCCGGTGTCATCGATCTCCTGCCCTGCGCTGCCGGTGACCTGAGACTCGTTGTAGAGCGTTCCGCCCCAGGCCCCATCTGGTCCCAGGCCCAAGCTGCCGGTGTTGGCGGCGAACTTGGGGTTGAGGATGAAGTTGGCAACAGGCGTACTGCCACTAGTCGGAACTAGCAACCCGCCTGATGTTGTGTAGAAGTCACCACCAGACTGTGTATAGCCTGATGACACTCCACTGGTGAAATCCTCGATGATCGGCACATCGGTTGACGTGAAGGTGATCCACGACGCCGTGCCGGTAACTGAGAGCCGATACTGGACCAGGCTCAGGAACCATGGCATCGAGGCCCGCAGCGTGAGGCTGAACTGGCGCTGGAAGTCGTTCGGGGTCGTCTGCTCCTCGGTGATCTGGAGCGGCGAGTTCTTCTTGCAGAGGATGTAAACAGACCTGGCAGGGTCGGGACCGTGGAAGATCAGCGCCCGCTCGGTGCTGATGTCCGAGAACGCTGACCGGAAGCTCTGGTTCATGTCGCGCAGCCGGTTCATCGTTCCAGCAATCACCTTGCCAGCAACAACCATCGTCCGCCCGCCGTACCAGGCGTTGAACGGTGTCTCGCCGTGATCGCCGGGATTGGGCTGGCGTGTGTCACGGATATCGGCGTCATCAATGCCGGTGATGCTCTTGATGAGGAACGTGTCGCGCCAGTTGACGACGTTCAGGTAGATGCCGTTGTATTCCAGGATCGCCTCAACGCCGCGCGGAGCCGCCAGGCCGGTGCCCTTGCGTACTTCCTCCGACAGACCGGCAGCTTGGCTGATGAGCGCCGGTTGCAGCGATGAGATATCGCCGCCAGCATTGAGTGCGAGAACAGACATGTCTACTTAGTTGTCGAGGATGGACTCGAAGTACGCCACCGCTTCGTCGTACGCCGTCGTATCCCAGGGGACGATCTCTGGCGGCGGCTCCAGTGTCACGTCTTGGTCTGGGACTGGCACCGGCACGACATCATCCAGCGGTAGTAGCTCAGCCTTGCTGGGCGGGACTGGCTCGTCCGGCAGCGTTAGCAGCGTCATCATGCCGTCCTCCTCACCTTCATGATCTTCAGCAGGCCGTAGAACGCCGGACGGAAGTCACTGCTCGGCGTGCTCACCCAGTTGACAGCCCCCTTGGTGACCGAATCGAGGAAGTTGGCAGGCTGCTGACCGGAAGCGTTGTAGGCGTTGGATGTCCACGACGCGATCTGACCCTGGCCTGCTGTCGAGCCAGCGATCCCGAGGTTGCCAACTGTGTTGGTGCTGCCGCTGACGCTGACGCTGAAGTTGTGCTGATGGTTGCCACCGGCTCGCGTGAACGCGGTGCCGGACGCCGATCCCACGTCGTTGATCGGCGCACTGGTTGTGCCACTGCCACTGGCGCTGACGGTGTGGCCGTGGCTGCCGGTGTAGAGCGTGCCAGCGCCGTGGGTGTGGTCAGGCGTGTAGCTCTGGTGGATGTGCTGCACACCTTGGACGGCGTGCTGATGGTCGAGGTTGAAGGCAGCGTTGGTGCCACCCGTACCCCTGATGCCAGGGCCTTGCGTCGGGCCGTCACCCTGGTCGGCACCGGAGCCATCCGTCTTGTTGTAGGACGCGCCGATGATGAACTTGTTGCGCAGGTCAGGAACGTTGATGGGGCCGCTGATGCCGGTGAACTCATGAACGTTGACCTGATGGCCATCGCAGATCTCGAATCCGTCAGGCGAGTTGACGGTGCCAGCCGGACGCCACCAGTCGATCACTGCACCGATGGGCACTTCCTGCTGGACCACCAGCGGAGCCAGCATCGCCTGCGTGATGCCGCCGTCGGCTGCCAAGTAGCTTGTCGGAATCGAGCCTGCCTTGGCAGGGACCGCGTTCCAGGGGATGCGGTCGTTGATCCGCGCTGGCACGTTCTGGTCCTCGAACACCACGTCGTACTCGGCCGGACCATCGGCCCAGAAGCGCACAGACCCACTTGTGCCGGTCAGGAACGCCTTGCCCTGAGGCGTGGCCCCGCTGCGGGGGTCGGGGCCTGTGGTGACGCCCTGGTCGGTCTGGTACACGTTCAGCGCACTGCCAGCAACGTCGGTGGCGTTCCGTGGCACCAGCGTCACCTTGACGTTCGACAGCGCCTTGAACGCACCAGTCGCATCGGGCAATGCGATTGTCGTTTCGTAGTAGTCTCTGGCCATCGTGTCTCCCTACTGGATCGCGGTCTTCATGCCGAAGCTGACCGTTCCAGCAAGCTCCGTGGTGTCGATTGGTCCGCCTGCCTCGTTGATCGTGAAGTCCTGGTTGATGACAGTGCTGTTGGCGCTGCTGCTGGACATCGTGGAAGCCATGTTCGAGCCACCGCCACCGAGCGCGCCAGTCGCGGAGGACACGCTACCGTTGTTGGTGAAGTCGTACTGCGGCAGCAAACCGCCAATGCCGTTGAAGATTGCCTCGCGGAACTGCTGCCAGAGCGGCGACGAGAACGTCTGCGGTGCGTTCGTCGCCCCTGTCACCTCGTTGATCGCCTGTGTGTTCTGCTTGCTGGCAATCGTGTTCTCCAGGATCGCCTTCTGGAGATCTAGGTACTGCTGCGTCCCCGGCGTGGCCTCTGCCAGCAGTGCTGTCAACTCCTGGCCCTTGGTGTCGATATCGATCTGCTTCTGGCGCAGCAGCGATTCCTTCTGGGCCTGATCGACCTGGCCGCTGATCTGGCCGTCGAGATCGACCAGTTGCAAGTTGAGATCGAGCATCGACTGTGTGTAGTCGTGGCGAGTGCCAACCTCAGCGACCTTAGCGTCGAAGATCGCCTTCGTGTCCTCGGCAATCGTGACGTTCAGTTCCTCGATCTTCTGCGTCAGATCATCGATGGCAGCTTTGTTGGCAACGCCACCGACAGTGGGCAATGAAGCAAGCTGCTTCTGGTACTGAGCCAGCGCGTCCTGGTCGGCCTGTCGCTTCGCCTCACGCACACCGCTACGCGACATCGCGGAGCCACCAGGCACCAGCGCCACGCCCAGCGTGTCACCGACAACGCCAATGGCATCTGCCATGCGCGAGAACAGGTCGAGCCTGGCGGTCTTCTTCGACAACTCATCGCCAATCCGAGTGATGTTGTCCTGGATCGCCTGGATCGTCTTCTCTTGGATCTGCGTGTTCAGTTCGTCAATCTGGGCGACAAGATCGTCAGCCGCCTTCTGAGCGTCAGGAGACTTGATATTGCGCAAGTTGGCAACCTGGCCTGCCAGTTCAGCCGCACGATTCTGGAGTCCGGCGATGTCCTGATCGTCAAGCGACTTGAGCAAGTCGGTCTGACCGAGCGCCGTGAGCACGCGCCGGTAGCGATCACGCTGGGCCTGCTGTGCATCGAACTTGGAATTGATCTTGTCAATGACCTTCTGTTCCTTGTCAAGCGCCTTCTGGAGCGCGTCGGCACGCTTCTGCTTCAGATCGTCCTCGGCCGCATAGATGTCCTCGGTGTTCTGCGCCACCCTGTCATCAGCCTGGTCAAGACGGCCCTGCAAGTTGTTGTGCTGTGCCAGCAGCGAGGCACGCTTGGCCTTGCTCAGCTTCTTGCGCTTGAGTTGGCTTTCGACCTGATTCAACTCGCGCTTGATGAGGTCGCGTTCGTCGGTCAGCGTCTCGCGTTCGTTCTGCTTCTCGTCAAGTGTCTTCTGCGCGATCTGAACATCGTCCAGGATCTTCTTGACTCGCTGGTTGCCCTCTTTGCCACTGACCTTGTATGTCTGCTGTGTAATGCGCCTTGTCGCAATTCCGAAGCGACGTTCGATGCTGGCGCGCAACTGGTCGAGCAGGCCGCTGTCCATCGTCGCCTGGTCGATGATCTTCAGGATCGGATCGACCTTCTTGGTCAGGTCGCGCACCTTGTGAATGCGCTGGCTGACGTGTGCCAATGCAGTGAACAGTTCGTTGAGCGAGTTGTAGTCGTCCTCGCTGAGTACGTCGCGCTCGCCAACAGCCTGCTTGACAATCTTCTTGACGCGATCCTGGACGGTGCCACCGCCCGCGAAGCTGACCGGCCCGCCATGGAAGCCAAGTATCGAAGCGAGGCCGCTCGCGCTCATGCCGAGCAGACCGGCGAGACGGCTCTGCTGGAAGCGGTTGACGATCCACTCACCGGCATGCGCCAGGATGCCGACCGGCGTACCCTCCATGCCGGGGATCTCGCCACCGCGCGCATAACCAGCATGACCGACGAGGTGGCCGTACTTGGCCATCTGGTAGCGCACCGACGCGATGATGTTGTCAATCGCGTTGAAGATGTTGCCGTGACCGGGCAGCTTGTACGAGTTGAACGTGGCTGAGATGACCTGGGCGATGCCCTTCGCCAAGTCGCCTGTCACTGAGTTGATGTCGTGGACTTGCTGAATCGCCTTCGGGTTGCCCGACGACTCGCCCATGTCCAAGTTGTACTGAGCGTTGACATTGGCAGCGGTGACAGGAACACCAGCCAGCCGCAGCGCCGTCCTGATCCAGTTGCGATGCTGACCAGGAGGAGCAGGAGTGCCGCCGCCGCCCTGACCGCCACCGGCCTCTGCGTCGGCCGACGAGATCTGCTTGGAGATGTACCTGTTGGCGATCTTGCGCACGTGATCGAGCGCCGACTGTGCCAGCGTCTTGAGTGCGCCGTCAGGTCCGGTGACAGAGCGCCTGGCGACACTGGTGAGTACATCAGCGACGTTCCTGAGCGCGCCGATCATCGCCAAGTGAATATGGTTGGCATGCTGCGCCCAGACCGCGCCAGCGAACTGACCAGGCGGCGTCTGGAGGATGCCTGCGTTGACGGCGAGATTCGGGTTGTGGATGCCCTGCTTGAGTTGCTTGTAGAGGCCGCTGGACTTGATCCAGTTGGCAGCCCGGTTCATATAGGCGATGCCCGCTGCATCGAAAGGCCGTGTGAGGTCAACCGCGTGACCAGTCGTATGGTCGGAGACGTTGCCAGAAGTCGTCAGGAGACTGTGGTCCGTCGTACTGCTGACGGTCAGCAGCGGCCAGTGCTTCTTCATCAGAATGATGAGGCTCTTGATGACAGCAGCCACGTTGCTGGGATGGCCGTCGAAGATCGCTGCATCGCCGGTCCGTCCACCAGCGAAGCCAATGGCATCTCCCCTGCCACCAGCATGGTAAGCATGAACGCGGTCGAACGTCTCGGAGAACGGGTGCCCATAGTACGCCTCGACAGCAGGGGCGACATAACGCTGGTGCGCCCAGTTCATCACCGCTTCGCCACGCCCGAGCCACGTCAGCACACGGTCACGACCGCGCTCGCCCCAGTTGCCGATGACGCCACCACTCGCCTTGCCAGTGTCGGTGTTAGCCTTCGTCGGTGCCGAGAGGCCGAAGTGGATCGCGCTCTGGTCAAGCCCCTTGAGGGCGAGGTTGGTCTGGTGGCCGATGTAGTTGAGGCCGTCGTACGTGACTTGCTTGATCGACTGCCACGTCTGCGTCCAGCTATCAACAACCTTGCTGCCACGGAAGACGAACGAGTCCTGGATGTTGGACAGGCTGCCACGCACATCCTGGTACATGTGGTTCATCATCATGGCCGTATACAGGCGCATGTCACGGTACTGGTGCTGGATGTACGTCGTGCTGGTAGACGTGACATCACGCATGTTGGCCCAGAACTTGTTCCACAGCGCGAGTGCATCCTTGAGCGAGTCCGCACCGAACGGGATCACCATGTCCTTGTCGGTGGCGCGGGAAGCGTTGACGCGCGGCTGGGCCGGTGCGGGCTTGTCGTCGCCGCCGCCGCCACCACCGAAGATCCCCTTGACGAAGCCGATGACCTTCTTGCTCAGGCCCTTGGCAATGTCAATGGCATCTCCGAACGCGCCCTTGATGCCGTTCCAGATCGCGCCGCCAATTGCCTCGCCAACCTTGAGGATGTCGTTGGCCATCCCCTTGATGGCGTCGAGCATCGTGGCAGGCAGGTTCTTCAGGCCATTGACAATCCGCTTGGCGATACCCTCAGCGAACTTGGCAACGTTCGGGAAGGCGTCCTTGAACTTGTCCCACAGCCACCTCGCCGCATCGGCAACCATATGGCCGATGTTCTTGAGGCCCTGGACGTAGTGCCTGACAACCCACTCGCCAAAGTCCTTGGCGGCGTTGAAGACCTCTTTGAATCCCTTCCATGCCAGCTTGGCCACGTCGATGAGGGCATGACCAAGGCCCTTGAGGCCCGCCTTGAGGCCGTCGAGGATCGCCTTACCCAGATCCTCAGCCAACTTGGAAGGAGACTTGACACCAAAGAAGCTGAGGATCGCATCCCACGCCGCCTTGAACGGCGCGAGCATCAGATCGACTATGCCCTCGAACGCCTTCTCCAGACCGTCGAGGATCGCCCGCCAGAGATCGTTGAAGGCGTCCAGGATCTCATGCAGGCCCTTCTTGAACTGCTCGTTGTCACCAGTGAATGCACCGATGAAGATGTCGGCAACGCCCTTGATGATCTTGATGACCGCCGAGATGGTACGGATCAAGAAGACGAGCAGGCCCGTCAGCACCTTGAAGAAGCCCTGGATCTCGTTGATGATGTACTTGGCGATGAAGTCGGCCAGGATCTTCAGTCCGGCCATCAGGACCTTGGTGACATCATGGATGCTATGGATCTTGATGCCGATGTCACCGAACGCCTTCAACAGCGAGTCGATGGCTGGCTTGAGATCCTTCATCATCTCGCCAAACGACTTCTTGAGCGCGTCCCAGATCTTGCCAAGCTCTCCGAAGTGCTTGAGCAGCAGGAAGACACCAGCGACAACAGCAGCGATCAGCAGGCCCCACGGTCCGAACGCGAACAGCGCCGTCGCACGTCCGATGGTGCCGATCCTGGTCAGCAGCGGGCCAACCTTGCCGAGCGTGCCGGTGAGCAGCCCTGCCTTGCCTTCAGCTTCGCCCAGGTGCTTCTGGAGCGCCATCCGCTCGCCCATGCCCTTGACAGCATCGCTGGCCTTCAGCGCACCGGATCTGATCCCGCCAATGGCCTTGCCAGCACCGCCAAGCAGCTTGACCATATCCCTGATGCCACTGAGCGCACCCAAGACCGACTTGCTCAGCATGCCGACGACCAGACCCATCAGCGCGAACTTGGTGACCATCCCGCCGATTGGCGTGTTGGCGAACTTGATGAAGATCCCTGACAGTTCACCGACGAAGCGCAGCGCCTTGCCGAACGCTGGCAGCACCACGTCGCTGAAGAACTTGGCGAACTTCTCCAGCCGCTCGGGCGTGAACGACCGGAAGATCTCCTTGCCAAGTGAGACGACAACTCCACCGATCTTCTCTGCGGCCTCGCGCGCATCACCGAAGAACTTGCGCACCTTGGGGGCGTTCTTGTTCAGGCCCTCGGTCCAGCCGTTGATCGTCTTGGTAAGGCCCTCGACAGACTTCTTACCCTCACCGGCTGACAACCCGATCAACGTGCCAAGCAGCCTGAAGACGGCCCCGAACAGGTTCGCCCACGCTTCCAGGTGCTTCTCGCCCTCGTTGAAGAAGTCCGTCATCGCCTTGCGGTTGTCCGTCAGCTTGACGAACTTGCCAAGGATGCTGTCGATGTAGTCGAGAATCTTGCCGAGCGCCGGTCCGGCTTCCTCCGCTATGTTGGTAAGGCCCTTGCCAAGATCGATGATCGCCGTGGTGGCCTTCGGCAGATTCGTCGCGCCCTGCTCAGTGATCCGCTGGAACTGGTTGACCTGGCCTCGGGAGGTGAACGACTGGCGGATGTCACCGAGCGAACTACCGACCGACCCGGCCATGTCCTTGAGCGTCTTTTGGACATCGCCCTGCTTCAAGATCTTGTCAACAGTGTCTACAGCATCAGCGAACTGTGAAGTGATGACACCGTAGATGCCATCTCTCTTGTGGTCACCGATGAAGATCCGGCGGTAGTCCTTGTAGATGCTGTTGAAGGCTTCGTACAGCTTACGCTCAGCAGGTGACAACTGAGAGAGCAGGAAGTTGAGGTTCGCTGCTGCTGTCATCGAAGTTGACGCAGCGCGGGTTGCCTTGTCCTGAGCCAGATCGAGGCCACGGCTGGCCTTGTCAGCAGCGTCCTGAGCGTCCTTCAGCGCCTTCTCGGCTGCCTTGACGTTCTCCAGGTTCTCGACGCTGCCCCCGGCCTTCTGGCGGTCCTGGGTGGCCCTGGCTGCCTCGGTGGCCGAGCGGCCGACATCGAGGCGGGCCGAGCGCACATCGAGCCGAGCGCGAGCGATGTCAGTAGCACTGCCACCCTCTCGGATCACCTTGCGCAAGTTCTCCTGCGCCTCGGTCAAGCTGAGATTGGCACCCTCGGCGGCAAGTTTCGCCTGCTTCTCCTGGTAAATCAGATCCTCTAGCTGCCGCGCACCCGCCTCACGTGCTAGGTTCAACTGGTGCTGCGCATCCACTACGCCCTCTTGCGACTTGGCAAGCGCATCGTTGGCGTTTGCCAACCTAGTTGTCGTATCGGCGGCCTTCTGTGCGCCCTTCTCCTGGTCGGTGAACTGGGCCTGCTGGAGCTTCTGGTTCTGCTGGAACGCCTGCGTGACCGCCTTGACACGTGAGATGGCCCCGGCCAGCAGCCCAACAGCCGGGAGCGCTTCACCGATCCCTGCCACGAAGGCACCGCCGAGTGCTGCACCGGCCAGCGCAGCGCTGCTCGCCAGCGCAACTAGCTCACCGCCAAGTGCAGTGACAGCCGACAGAAGCTCCTGGGCGAACGCCGCAGCAGCCAGCAGCGCCATGCCACGGACCTTGTTGTCGAACATGGCCACGTTCTCGCTGCCGCCACGGAAGCCGCTACTGAGGCTGCTGACCTCATGACCAGCTTCAGCCATCGCCCTGTCAATACCCCTGATGCTACTGGTGACGCGATCAACCTCAGCGCCCCAGAACGAAGCATCGCGGCTGCCTGCTCGGAAGTCGTTGCGGATCTTCGTGAACTCACGCCGGAAGCCGTCGAGCGCGACTCGCTGATCGCGCAGTTCGACGCCACCCTCACGGACCTTGTTGTTGTACTCGCTCCAGCGCTCGGTGACATCCTTGATGTTAGCGGCCATGTCCTCGGCACGCTTGGCGATCCGCTCCTCCTCGGCGGCAGCACGTGCTTCCTGAGCGAGCCGCTGACGCTGGATACGCTCCTCAGCCTTGGCACCCGCCTGTCGGATGCCTTCCAGCGACGACTGCCGCGCATTCTCGCGCCGGATCGAGTCCTCACGCTCGGAGTCTTCAATCGCCTTGTTGACAGCAATGCGGTTACGCTCCTGTGCGATGATCGCCGCATTGATGTCCTTCATCAAGTTGTCAACATCCTTGTTGTAATCCTTGATGTTCTGCTCGGACTGCTTGTGGTAATCGGTCTGCTCCTTGAGGAGAGCGTCACTCTCGGCCTTGGCGATTCGCTCGCGGTCCTTGGCCTCGCTCTCATGGATATCCGTGATTGCCTTCGAGGATGACTTCTCCCTGTCAACCATCGTGTCGAGGATCTCTTTCCAGAACTTGCTCTGATCCTCTGGGCGACCAGCCAACGACCTCTGGCGTTCCTCAACTCGCCTGGCAACCTCACCGACACGTGAGCGGAACTGATCGCCCAGCACGGTTTCCTTCTGGACCTTGCGAAGCTCCTGGCCCAGTTCCTTCAAGTTATCAACGGTGTCGCCAAGAGTGCGATCACCGGAGCGGAACTCGTCGTTGAGCTTGTGGTAGGAGTCGCGCAGGTAGCCGAAGCGCTCCCGAAGCTCTTGAGTCTTGCGCAGTGCGCCTTCTGAGCGGGCAGCGAAGTTGTCAACATCCTTCGCAAGACCCTGCACTGTCCTGCCGGTTTGGTCGCCATCCTTGCCAAACCCACGCATGGCAGCGCGCCAGTCCTCGATCTTCTTCGTGACGTTGCCGACACGTGTGTTGAGCGAGGTGATGCGCGAGTTCAGACCGTCAAGGTTCTTGTTGAAGCTGGTGACATCAGCGTCGAACTTCTCGATCTCCAGTCGAGCTTTGCGCAACACGGCAGCCATCTCATCCCGAGCGCGGAGGATGATCCTGAGGATGTATTCGACGCTATCCATGACAGCCGCCGTGTTGCGCCGTGGGAGTGACCATACCCCCAAGGATGACGAGTGACGTGTTCATGACAAGTGAGATGGCAGTATGGCTGGGTCCGGACACCCTTATCCTCAGCCGCACCGCTAATCGTCCAGCGGGACGATCTGGAACTCCAGCGACTTGCCCAGCGGCAGTTGTGTCAACGCCTCGGTCTTCGAGGGGTCGATCAACAGACGACACATACCTGACGGCGTGGCCGCTGCCCACTGCTTGTTCGCACCACCAGCGTAGTCGGGTGTCATCTCGACTTCCACTTGGTAGGGCTTCTCGGGATCACCCATCGGGGTCACCCGCGTCACCTTCATCCGTGCGGTTACCATCTCACCTCCTTTCTGTCACTCGTGTTGTCAGTTCAGTTGGTCTACGTCTTGCCGCATCCGGTGGCGCTGTGAAGACACTTCACGTTCGAGTTGCAGCACCTCGTCCACATCATGCCCCTCGGCCTCGATGACATCGCGCATGGTGCCGTTCGGCTCTGCCAGCCCCCAGCGTGTGCGCGTCCTGGCGATGGAGCGCAAATGGCCCTGCCAGAATGGGTTGTCCCAGTCAGGCTCATCGTCGTCATCGATGTCAGGGTTGTAGACAAGTTCGATTGCTCGGTTGTAGTGTCCGTTGAGTTCCTTGATGCGACCCGGCCGGTCATTCTCCTTGCTGTCCCAGTTCGGGTTCGTGAACAGCGCCGAGATCATGTCCTGGCGCTGCTGCTCGATACTCGCTCGCGCCTCCTGCTTCAGCAGCGCGGCGAAGACGGCATCGAACCGCTTCGCTGGCCAGTGGATTATGTCCTCTAGCTTGTCGCCTCCTCCGTGCGTCCAGACGTAGACGACGGCTTCGACGGGGCCGATGTGGACACGCGGTCCGCTCGCTCCTTCTCGCGCTCTGCCACGCGGGCGGCGAACCGGGGCAGCGTCCGGGTGAAAAAACCGCGCAGTTCCTCGTAGTTCTGGTCGATGAACCGCTCGATGATCTCCTCATGGTCCTCATCGCGCAGACCGTAAAGGCCCCTGTCAGGGTCCCAACGCTGCTCGAACACCTGCTTGGCCCAGGAGCGGTCCTTGGTCGGGATGTCGAGCCAGATGCAGTAGCACTCGCCCAGCAGGTCGGGCACGTAGGCGACAAGCTCGGTGACGAGCGCCATGAAGCTGGCGGCGTCACCCCAGTCGCGGGTCGTGAGCGCTTGCGCCCTGTCGCGCAGGCTGCCACCCTCAGGGCCGAACACATCGGCCATGCCACCGACGTTGCCACCGCTCGCCTTGATCGCCTTCGCCAAGGCTGCTGACAGGATCGAGAAGAAGCGCGAGCGCCCCATCCAGCCGAGCGGGGCCTGCACGTAGATCTCGAACGTCTTGCTCTCCCTGCCGCCGTGCTCCGGTGGGCAGCCGACGAGCCAGCGCTTGAGATCGGTTCTGGCCTCCTGGTGGCCGAACTTCGTGCGCCAGTTCTCCTCCTCCTCGTCCTCCTCCTTGATGTCACTGGCATCGAAGATGACACCTTCGAGCGGGTTGCCCAGCGTCTCCACGAAGCTCGTCGGGTTGGCACCAGGCTCCAGCGCCTCCAGGCCCTCCAGGTCGCCCTGCTGGTCCTTGGACAACGCCTCGGCCTTCTTGCCATCCTGCGTGGCCGCAGCAGCAGCGTTGTGAGCTTCCACGCCCTCGCTCGCGCCTGCGGCCTTGCGGCGTGTCCTCTGCTTCGCGGGTGGTGGTGCTGTCGTCTCTGCTGCCATGATGCCCTCCTTTGATGGGCTATCGGACCAACAACCTTGCCTTGACGTACGGCTGCAACTCAGCGAACGTGCGGTAGAGGAAGTGCTGGGCAGGCTGGCCCTGCACCTCTCGCACGCCAATCACCTTGCCGTAGAGGTGACTGAAGAACCACATCCGGCTTGGCACTTCCATCGGAGTGCTGCGTCCCAGTCGGACGATTTCCGATCCCTTGCCGGTGTAAGGTCGCTTGAAGGTTCCATAGATGCCGGTGCCCTGATCGGCGTACAGCGGGTGCATGCTGGTGCCTGCCTTGACACCGACCCAGGCTTCCCACTGACCGCCGCCACCGGCTCCACCAGGACGCCAGACGGCCCCGGTGCGCTCGACGTGACGCAATGTGTAACTGGTGTAGATAGGAACGTTGGCTTCCAGCAGATGCACGCCCACGTCGGCCAACTGGTCGATGATGTGCCGTGCGCCACCGAACGCCGTCGCGTACGCATGGTCGATACCACGCAGCGCGTCCTCTGAGTGAACTTCGATCTCGATCTCTTTGTCAGCCATGATGACTCCGAGCACACGACGAGACGAGGGCCATGGGAAGCGCACCCTCGTCTCGTAGTCGTGTGAGCTTTGTTGTCATGTCGATGAGCCTTTGCTTCTCGATGCTGACTGGCGATTGCCCTTTGGTCTACGCCGTTGTCGTGTACTACGGTCCGACTGCGGGGACCTGCTCGAAGATCTCCCCGAACTGGCTCTCGGGTGGCGCGGAGTCGTCCACCATGCAGTTCCAGCGGACTGGCAGGCTGACCTGCTCGCCGGTGGACTGAAGTGTGAACCCACTTTCCTGCGCCGCGTGCAGCCCGCGCCGGAAGACCCACGCGCGGATGATGAGATCCGGGAACTGGAACAGCACGGCCACCAGCAGTTCCTTGTAGCTCGTCGGGGCGCTCAGCCCCAGGTGCCGCTCGGAAAGCTGCGGTGCGGTCAACGCCACGTCAACCGGGTCGTCCAACTCCCACGCGAGCGCGAAGGTTTCGAGAGAACCCTCGGCAAGCTGGGTGCCAACCGACATCTCCCAGTTGGACGGGCGGCGGCGGATGGACGCACGCATCTGATCGACGGTGAAGTCCTCCTCCGCGTTGTTGCGTGTGATGTTGATGCCCGTCTTGGTGAAGCCGACCTCGATCCAGGGGTCCTGCAAGTCGTACTGCGTCGCCCCACTTGCCAGATCGAGAATGTCGCTGATGTCAGCAGGCCAGTCGGTCCCGGACGGTGCAACGACGAGACGCCCCGCACCCTGCACGAAGCCTTCCTCGTAGTCCACACCATGACGTGAACGGAAGAATCCTGGCATGTTCTAGTTCACCTCCTTCCTACTTACTCGGTCATGTCCTCCGGATTGTCATCCGGAGCTTCGGGTGCTTCGTCCGCAGGAGCAGCCGGGATGTCAGCCCCAGCGGCACCGCGTTCCACTGCTTCGCCGTCCTCACGGAAGACGTACCGCTTGGAGAGGCGTTCGTACTCCTCGTCGCTGAGCGCGACTGGAGCGCCGTTCAGAACGGCTGTGCGGTCGTTGTCGATCACGACCTTTCCGGACCGCATGCCCTGTTGGACGTTGCCGACCAGAACGTACTGCTTTGCCGCCATACTTGACACCTCCTTGCGCTCAGTCGTAGGTCGTCGTGTACGCCTTCACCGCGTACGAGAGGCCGACCGCCTGATACCACATCTTCAGGTCAGTGCGGCCCTTGTTGCGATATGTCCACGGGATTGACGACTGACCGCGCGTCGGGTTCGTCAGGCCACTCAGCAGCGCTGCCGTCGTAGGGGTGCTCGACAGCACGTTGTGCGCTGCCGTTGCCATGCGAATAGCACGTCGATAGACGATCTCCGATCCCTCGTCGGGTGTGGCCGCAGCCAGCGAATGAATCGCCAGCGCTTGCCGGAACACGCTCATGTGATCTTGCCGAGCGCTCTCCGGGTCCGGAACCATGTCCTCGACAGCGAGGACGACATACGGGTACATCTCCGGTGGCACGTCCTCCATCGTCAGACGGGGGAAGTTGCCAACGTGGTAGTGATCCGGGGTCACCGGCTCCCACGTCATCGGCACGTACTCCTGACCACGCCGTGCAGCACGCGCCTCGTCCCTTGGAGCCTGCATGTCGTACACCGCCGCGAGCGCGTCGTTGAGATTGTCAACCAACGCGATCTCGATGGCGTCCAGGAACTCCTCGGCACCAAGCGTATGTTGCAGGATGCGACTCATGCCGCTGTGGTTGTCGTCGTGTCCGGTGGGCCGTAGACCGGCGGGAAGTCGAACGGATCGGGGGTGTAAAGCGGGGTGCCACCCGATGTCGTCTCCAGCTTGCCCGCCTGTTGCACGTGTGGAGCAGCGCCAGGCACTTGACTGACTGGCGGCAGGATCGGACCGACCTCGATGGCCAGATCACCGATCTCCTTGGCCAGCCTGTCATCCAGCTTGCGCAAGTCCTCGGAGCGATCAGCCGCGTAGCTGACCTGCTCTGTCGTTCCTGCGGCCTGACTGACAACCTGCTTGGACCAGTAGTCGATCCCCGGACCGATCAACTGCCTTGCCAGGAGCTTCCCGGCGTACTGCTTCACGGTCGGAGCCAGGCCATCCTGGTCCAGATCGTCCGTGGGAATGCCCCACAGACTCCACACGACAACATCCTTGCGCCGCCCGATCCCCTCCGCACCGAACAGCGGACTTGTCGCTAGCGCATCGAACGTCTCGGGAAGCTCGTCCCGAGCGTATCGTTCGAGTTCGTCCACTGGGATGTAGGCAGGATCAGGCATCTCGGATGTCTACTCGGTTGTCGTGGACGAGCCGCCGCTCGCCCCGGTGTCCCCGCCGCCGTTGCCGCTGCGCGGCCGACGTGAGCGCCGCGTGCGCGGGCTGTTGGTGACCTTGCCACCGGAGCCGCCGCCGCCGCTCTCCTCCTCGGCGGCACGCGAGCCGTAGGGGATCTGCGGATCGCCGGTGCCGGTGACGCCCTCGCCGGGGACGACCGGGCCGTCGTCGGGTGTCTCGCGGGTTGACAGCGCCCGGACGGCCTTGTCCTGGTCCTGGTCCTCCTCCGCGACCGGCTCGCCGCCGACGTTGCCCTCCTGGCGGTCCACGGTGTTCTCGCCGTAGCCGATGTTCCAGGTGGCGATGCGCGGGCGGTTGTCATGGGACTTCTCCCACTCCACGATCCGCGTCACCGCCGCCGACGGCAGCACCTTCATGGCAGCGAGGATGTCGTCCTCCTCCATGTCCTCGAAGCCCGCGAAGGGCAGTCCGAGGCGGGCCTGCTCGTTGAGCGTCGGCTCGTCCGAGACGGGTTCGAGCTTCTTGGACAGCGCGACGTACAGCGAGTTGTCTTCGTCGCCGCTCTCCAGCGCCTCCACCCAGTCCGGGTTCATGTCGCTGGCGGGGATCACCTCGTCACGGAAGAACGTCTCTCCGTTGCCGTTCTGCCAGCCCAGGCCCTCGCCTGTGATCGGGTGCGTGATCTTGCGCACGCCCTTGTGGACGGTGAGTTCGTCCACCAGCACCTTGTAACCCTGATTGGCCATTCAGTTCACCTCCCTTCTCAGCGCACGTCGGCGTACAGGAACGCCTCGGGCACCTTGAGACGCACCATGCGTCGGCTGGCCTGCCGCAGCAGTCGGGTGTAGACGCCCTCGCCCTTCAGGATGATCTCGGACTGCGGTCCGGGCAGGAACGTCGTCGTGTCGATGCCGGTCTTGATCTCGACCGGGCCGTTCAGCGTCTCCGCGATGTTGCCGTAGCCGGGGATGCTGTACGCGGTGGTGATGAGGATGTTGCCGACCGGCAGGTAGCGCGTGTGGTCCTGCGGGCGACGGCTCGCGCCGACGCTCTCCTCTCGGTACGCCTCGTTCGTCGGAACGAACGTCACCCCGGTTGGCAGGAGCTTGTTCACGTCTTCGAGGGTCGGCATGAACGGCTGCCCCGGCTCCACGTTGAAGTAGAGCGGGAGCTTCTGGTTCGTGAGCAGCAGTTCGATGTCGTCGTCGCTGATGTGAACCATCAGCCCCGGCGACCCTGCATCGGTGCTGACCTGCTTGAGCCAGACCTTCAGGTCGTTGATCGGATCGGAGTTGACGAGATCCGTCCACGGCACCGTCGCTGACGGCTTGTGACCGGCGGCGAACGGGTAGTCGATGACAAGCGCGGTGTCACGCGCCTGGTACTCGATGGTGAGTTGGCCGGAGAACGCCTGCCAGCGCATCCACTCGGTCAGCCGCTCGTTGCGGCGTTCGAGGATCTGGCCGATCTCCACCAGCCGACGGGCCTCGCGGCCTGCCAGCTTCTCGCCGCCTTGCGTCAGGATCTCCCAACGCCGTGGCGAGATGCGGTGTGCTTCGTCCAGATAGGCAAGCTCGATGACCTCCTCGCGCTCCTCCCGTCCGGTAATGTCCATCAACGGGATTGACGCTTCGGGGGCACGGAACTGGCCGATGCCTGTGGCGTAGCTGTCCTCCACCGACATCTTGACGTACTGGTCGTCCGTCTCGACCATCGGAGCGATCTGCTCTCCGATGAACGGCAGGAGTTCCATTTCCGTCTCGACCGGGCCGACGATTGCGTCCGTCAGTGTCGCCTGGTCCATGATGTCGTCGATGACTGCCATGTTGCTATTCCACCTCCCTTCTACTTGCTAGGAGAACTTGCAGGTCGGGAGCGCCTGCCGGATGAGGGCCTGGTCCGTCGCCCAGCCGACGATGCGGTCGGGCCGGAACCACTGGCCGTGGTTCCACATCGCTGACGGAAGGTCGCTCTGCGCCGTCTGGTCCGGGAAGACCTCGGTGCGAGCGAGGATGCCCAGCAGCAGGGCAGCGCCATCGGCGGCGACCCACTTCTGGTACTGGTTGCCGACCTTCTTGAGCGGCGTCCCGGAGATGAGCTTCAGTTCTCCGGTTGTCGGGTCGGGTGACACCGCGCTCGCGTCGAGCACGATGCTGGGGGCGACATCGACGTTGACTTGGTGACGCAGGATCTCCAGGTCCACGCCCATCGTGCGGGATGTGCGGATGTTCCACGCCATTGTCAGTCACCTCCCCCAGTGGCGGTCCGGCCGCCGTAGCGCTTGTCACGCGACGGGCGTCCGATGGTGGTGCCGAGCGCGCGGCCCAGCGACTCCTTGTGCTTCGTGGTCTTCTCCTCGGCCGTCTCACCGGCGTCGTCACCGGAGTTGGCAGGACGACCGTGATCGTCCACCGCGATGCCCTGGTCGGAGAGCGCCATGGCCAGCTTGCCCTCTTGGGTCTTGGGCAGCAGACCCAGGAAGGTACGCAGCACGTGCGCCGCGCTGACATCTTCCTTGACACGCGCTCCGGTCGCCTCGTCGCCGGACAGTTCGAGTTCGGCGTCCGACAGGAGCACCGCCCCGACCTCATCGGCGTCAGGCGACAGGAACACGCGCCGGGCATATGCCAGGGCGGCTGGTGCCTTGTCCCAGCCCATGTCGCTCAGTTCCGTGATCTCGGTTGTCACCCGCGCCTTGCGGTCGAGTGCCTCGGCGTTCTCGGCTCGGGAACGGAGCGGATCGACCTCGGAGTCGTGCGCCTGCCGCAGCCGCGCCTTGACATCCTCTGCCAGATCCAATCCGTCGAGATCTTCATTGAATCCCACTTGTCACACCTCCTTCTGTGGTGTCAGGCAGGCTGTCGCCTGCGTTGGCGTGCAGCACGAACACGACCTTCGGGCGTGCTCAGGTCGTACATCGGCACGACCGTTGTCGGTTCGGCTGGCTTGGGCGCGGGAGCCTTGATCGTCTCCCAGGTTGACGACTCCGCGAAGAACACATGCCCTGTCACCGGCTGGTAGAACTGGGCGAGGAACACCGCCCCGTTCGCCTTGTTCCGGAGCAGCGCACGGCTGTCCAGCGAAGTCTCCTCCACGACAAGGTCCTTGGCAGGTCCCTCACCGAGCAGGTCGCTGAGCGCGATGCTCAGCTTGTCCACCAGCTTGCCGTGAGACAGGCTGGCGAAGCTCGCCATCGGATCGCCGTGCTCATCGCTGGCGGCGATCATCGCGGTCTTGCCCTCGATCCAGCGCGCCGACGGAGCGGCCGTGACAGCACCATTGTCGTCCACGCTGTAGGGGACCACGTAGTTGGTCGTCTTGCCCTTGTACGACTCCTCGACTTGGGCAAGGTTGGGATCGTTGTGGGTCACATCGACCACGTAGTAGTACGCACGCGGCTGATACGGCCTGGTCGGATCGTCGTGCTGCTCCTCGGGTGGGTTGAGCACCTGTTCGAGCGAGCGACGGATGTGCTGCGACGACGCGCCTTCGATCCAGATGACCTTCGCGTCGTTGTCATCCGCATTGCTGGGTTCATCGAAGTTCACGACCTCGAACTCGACGCCCTCCTGATGGAAGGTGTCATCCCCGAAGAAGACCCTGGGGAAGCCCTCCAGCCCTGACATCCACGGATGCTTGGTCAGGGCGACGTGGTTGAGCGCGCAGGGGAAGTACCTGTCATCCGCCTTGCGCACCCAGTCGAAGAAGATCCCCGACGACACGTTCGGCACGGAACCCCGCTTGACACGCTGTGCCACGTCCGGCTCTGTGAACCCCATGTCAGCCTGCATGACATGACAGTCCTTGAGGATGTTGCCCTCGCCCAGATCGACATCCTTCTGGACGATACGCAGGTTACGGATGTAGCCGGTGTTGTTGAGCGCGCTGTCACCCCTGACGAGCTTCTGCGTCTGCGGATCGACCCGATCAGGCTTCGGGTGACCGTCAGGGATAGTGACATCATCGAACGCCTTGGCGTCGAACGACTTGATGATGTCCTCCAGGGAGACGATCCGGCGCGTGCTGGACGAGCGTCCGGACGGAACCACGCTGAACGGGACCTTGGTCTTCTGTCCCGGTGTGATGGCGATGACCCCTTCGCGCAGGATGTCCTTCCACAGATGCGTCGTGTCGCCATCCTTGACTTCCTCGACCGGAGCGGACGAGGCGAAGTTCAGGACGATGGCGAGCGGATGCAGCGTGCCTTCGGTGTCAGCGACCGCACTCATGCGCTGACTGGCCTCCTCTCGTCGCTTGGTGTGCTGGTTGCGATGATGGCTTGAAGCTCGGAGACGGTCTGGCGCAACTCGGTGACGACCGTGGCAGGGATCAAGTCACCTGACAGGTACGCCTCGATGATCCACGGATCGCCAGGTGAGAAGACATGTCCGCAGCCACCCCTGTCTCTGCGGTGCTTGTAAATCGGGTTGGTATCCCGATTGAACTTCTCTGGCCTGTCAAGGGCCTTGAAGGCGTACAG